ATATCCAGGTCTTAAACCATCTTTGTTTTCTTTAACAAGTTGCATGACTCCACCTTCTTTCATAGTTGATCTTTCCATTTTAAAAAAATCATCTATATCAATTACAGGCATTCCAGGTCTTTGTTCTTCCATATCATATTTGTAATTTTCGTATTCTTCTAATTCTTCATCACTATAATCACCAGGTTTATAACTAGCCATTTTCATATTACCAATACCTTCATTTTGTTTAGATGCTAATCCTTCAAAATAATCTTGTAACTCTTTCATGTAATCAGGTGTTCCTCGTTGATCTTTCATATCAGGAAACACTCTTTCAAATTCTTCCATGTATTCTTGTAATTGAAACTCAGCCATTTTTTGCTGGTCTTCTTGAGGTGACTTAGGTCCTTGATTACCTGAGTAGGTAATTTCTGGTGCACCTGTATCTAGTGATTCTAATCCTGTTTTCATATAATTTTTTAAGTTAATTTTAAAAGCAGGAATTTAACCTGTGGTTTCTTACATTACCTGTTTTTGTCAGGTAAATCAAGCTATGTTGTAACTGTTCTTTTCTTAACTTCTAGAGCAGAAAGCACTACGTGTAGCCTATTTGCTGTGGCTGCTGTTACTTTTAATACTTCACTTTCCTCTAATACTAAAGGAGCTGTAAGTAATTCTGTTGTTGCATTAGCACCAATTGCCTTAGTTTTAAATAAACTAAATACAGCATCTGCTGTGTCTGTTATTGTAACTGTCAATGTATCAGCATTTCCTGAGTCTTCAGAAACTAATATAGATTTTATAATAGAAGTTGTAGCGCTAGGAATTGTATATATTGTAGTAGCACTAGTTGTAGTTAAATCTACTTTTTTATTTACAAATGTATTAGCCAAAGTAATATGCCTCCGCCTCTGCTTCTTCTTTTATGTCTTGTTGAAATGTAGTATTTAATTTTTGCACAATACTATCTATATCTCTAACAAACGATTGTTGTATTTGTTCATCATAATCTTTTGTAGGTTGTGTAAGTGATTGTACAATTCTAGCCATTATCTTCTACCATCCGGTTGTATATCTAATCTAAATGTACCTAGTTTCCAAAATTGACTTGTACTGCTATTAGATACTTTTAATGCAATAGATCTAGCACGTGCTCGTGTATCTATTTTTTGTGTACTTGATGATATAGTAAATGGTCCAAGTGATGAACTAGCTGCAGTATCATTTGGAAAATCTTTTAAGTTTAATGTAACAACACTATTACCAGTTTGTGATAAAAAGTCTGGTAATACTCTTCTAATTTTCATCATAAACTCACCATCACCAGCAAGTCCTTGTTGGCCAATATCAAAATCTCCAGATTCAATTGATGCAGTGATTGCAGTAATAGCTCCTTCCTTAACTTGATTTAAACCTGTTTCATGTTCAAAGTATGTAGACACACCATCAGTGCAACCAATAACGTGATTAGTATCTGTTGCAGCAGTTGTACCATCTGCATCATATTCTGTTGCATGTGGTTTACCAAATACAGCAGAATCTTGCCACGCGGTTCTAGCTAATGTGCCAACAGTCCATACTGGTCGCTCGCTGCTTGAATCTAGATAATTGTATGCAACCATTCTATTAACTGTGCCTGATCCAGAGTTAGGATAGAACCACATAACCTCACCAAACAAATTATTAAGTCCAACATTAATATGTTGTTTAGGAATTGTATTAATATCATCGTAAACATGATCTTCAACTAAACACGGTAGTGATTCTAGTTTACCAGTGTATCTAAAGAAACCATTTTCTGACATCCAATACGCTGTACCATCAACTTCAACAGCTGCATTCTTACCAATCAATCCACAGTTAGTACCAACTTGTTGAAATGAGAATGTAAATGGTGGACCAACAAATCTCATAATAAATAATGCAGTATCAGTCCATACATAGATTGCATCTCTACCTCTTATTGCTCCAACAATTTTAGATCCATCTGAAAGTCTTTGTGTACCCGCAGTGTTAGTAGCAGAAGGTGTATATGTATTAATATCTTCTTGCGAAGAAAATCTTATAAACATTGGATCTTGAGTTGTTGGGTCACCAATAGTTGTTTCTGTTCCAAAAAATATTAAGTGTCTATCTGGTGTTGATACCAAACTAAATTCTGATGCAGTAGGTGCACCTGATATAATTGTTGCTCTAGTATTATTAGCACCAGTAGGATTTGAATCCCATTCAAAACTTTCACCACCTGTTATAGTTGCAACAAGTTTGTTACCAAAATTATCTAACGACCATAAACCAGGCGCTGTTACAACGTCACCTGATACAGCTGTATTCCAACCAGCATATCCTGAAGCATCTTGTACTGTAGCTCCCGATGAATGCGAAGCAGCTGTTGTACCATTTGCTCCTCTAGTTAATCCTGTTAAAGTATTACCACTTACACCAGTATAAGTTATTAATTCTGATCCTATAATAACTGTTCCTGATGATGGAAAAGATGATGCACTTGCCATTGTTAAAGTTGTAACTGATGCATTAATTCCTGATGATAAAGTTGATGTAAATACTCCAGACTCTACACCACCCCATGAACCAAGTCCCCAACCTGTAGATGCAACTTCTAAGGCTACTCCGACTGGATAATAATGTTTAACACGAATACCACCAGAAGTAGTTGCACCTGATCCAGATTCGTTTGATGCCATTGTAACAGTTAATGTAGTAGATGTAGGTATAGTTGTAACTTGAAATTTATTGTCGTTAAAATTTGCAGCTACAAAATCAGAATTAGTAATAGATGAAAAATTATCTAGTAATATAATATCACCTTTGTTTATATTGTGTGCCGATGAAAAAGTTATGGTAACAATTGCTGATCCATTAGTTGTACTAAACGCACTTGTTAAAGTTGTTGTCGTTTTAATAGGATGTATGTCATAAAAGATACCACCAGAATAAGCGTACAGTATTCTGTTTGTACCAAGCACTGCATATTTGATACCTGATGTATTTATAAAATGGTGAATAGCAGTGTTTCGACCTGTAATGTCAACTGATCCTAATTGTGCCCAACCCCCTATTTTTTCTGGATAACCATATCTAAATCTAACATTATCTCCAGTAACCCATTGACCTTCACCTTCAGTAGCTGTGACTTGTTTATTAAATCCAGGTGCAAATTTTACTTTTTGTAGCATAATTATCTAGCCGTTGCAGGCACTCCTGTTGATGTTGTGAACGGATTTTCAGCGAAAGCCATGTAGATGTATGGAGCTGCACTTTCATTCATACCAGCATGAGCAGTTCTGATTTTAAAACCATTGGATAAAAAATCTTGATAATAATTAGCACCACTATATTCTGTATCAGATACATTAGCATAAAGTGTTTTATCAACAATATTTTCTGGGTCTCTTTTATTATCTTGAATACCCCACCAACCATTAGTACCTGTAGTTTTTTTTATCATAACCCAAGCTGGTTTAAATCCTGTATAAACAAATGTTCCATCAGCATTTCCATTACCTGTGTAGGATTTCATTTTAGAAAAACCTTGTTTCTCTGCAAAACAGTAAGCTATATACGAAACTCCAGAACCATTAATATTTCCTGTTGTTCCAGCTGTAAATACAGAAGAAGTAGGAGATGTGTTATTCCAATATGTTGATGCTGTAGCAAAAGCATTATTATTATTTAATCTCATATATCCTGTGTTTCCTAAAACAGAATGATAACTTGACCAATCTCCTATAGCACTTATTTTTTTAACAAAAATTGTAGATGGTGTAGAACCTAATCCATGAGCAATTGTAGCACCTGCTGAACCATTACCTGTATAAGAAATTATACTAAACCCAGCATCAGTATTAACACTTCCTGTACTATCAATACTTCCTATTCCAGTTGCACTTGCGTCATTAGTAAATGATGTTCCAGCTTTCCATGCCCAACTAGCATATAATTCGGAGTCGGCATTTACTGAACCATTAGTTGATAAGGTAACTCCAGTAGAAGTAAAAGTTTTAACATTAGAACTTGTTTGTTCAGCACTATCGTTATCAGATTCAATATGTTTTGTTGCACCTCTTACTGAATCTACAAGTCTATGATTATCTGTATCGTTTCTTGATTTTATCCAGACAAAATCTGGTTGCATTCCAGTTCCATCAATTACTATAGCTCTATCATCAACACCATTACCAGTCCAGATGGTACTAGAAAAATATAAAGTTGGATCATCTATTGTTGTGAAAGCCATTATCCATACTCCGCTAGGTTTTTTGTGTTCAACGAAAAATAACCAGAAGGCACTGCATACTCAAAGTTTCCATAGCCATTACCATCTGTGTTGCCTGATGAGATTGCATAAGGTGGAGAGCCGAAGTTCCATTCCCAAATTGCTTGTGGACTATCTCCAGCAATATCTCCACAACCAAAAAAATAAAAACCTAATCCTGTGCTAGAAGCTGCTGTGATTGAAGAAGCACCAGTTCCTGTTGCACCAGAAGTAGGATCGCCACTATTTTGAAAAGTTCCATTTTTAGAAAAATATAATTTATTATTATCTAAATCAACAGCGATACCAACAATATCGCCATCAGTATAAGTAGAACCAGCACTTTGTCCAGTTATTGCACCAGTTTCTCCATTATAAATATGTTGATTTGATAAACTTCCAAAACCTTGATCATCATCTGTTATTTGAGTAGCACCAATTCCAATTAATGAATAAGCTGTGCTTTCTTGAACAAGTTTAACTTCAACATACCATTTTCCACTACTGACACCTATGTTAGAAAAAACAGGAGATTGATCTCCACTTGTTGTTGAAGATAATGTTTTTAAATTACCTTCTGCAAATGTGTGATTAGAATAAAAATTATCAAGTGGATTTAATGTAGCAAAATTATTTGTGCAAGTATCAGTAGATTGATCTATTGCTGTAAGGTTATTAACTGTAAAGTCATTGTCATTACCAGATACATCATTTCCTAAAGCT